TCTACACCAAGAAGCACACTTTTTCCGCAAACGCCGCCGCATCTGCTCCTAGCGTCAATTTCACAGGTTTGGTCTTTGCTGGTAATGGAACTACCAGCACGCCGTCGGTCTACATCAATCAGTCTGTAACAGCGCCGACTACGTGGAACATAACAGGTACAGCTTTCGGCATGAACCTTGCCGCCGGCACCGGTCGCGCGATTGACATTCATACTGGAGGCGGCGCATCCATTTTCAGCGTAGACGCTGCTGGTGGCGTTTCATCTGCGAGTATCACTTCAAGCGGTAGCATTGAGGCAGCCGCAGGAAGCGCACTCGGCTTAAACGCCCGGTCGCAATTTCGCTCCCTTGCCGATGGTCGCATGTCCGTGAATACCACCGCCAACGGCTCGAACGGAATGAGCAGGTTCACATTCGGCACGGAAGCGGCGAATAACCCGGCGTTCTTCTTCGACGGTTCAACCGCGGCGATCTACGCAGCAGATGGTACAGGAGCTCAGTCGGGCGGCATCCTTGGCTCCGCGCAATGGGTTACGCCAACGGCATGTCTCCAGTCGGTATCCCCAGCAGCTTGCGGAGCTAACGTAACTGGAAGAATCGCGTTAGCCGCGGCGGCGACTACGTTGGTGGTGAATACATCTAAGGTAACAGCCGCGAGCGAAATCCTTGTCCAGAGGGATGATTCACTGGGAGCGGCTCTGGGCGTAACCTGCAACACGCAATCAACTCTTGTATTGGGCACACCGCGAATAACAGCTCGTACTGCGGCGACTAGCTTCACAATCACCGTTGATGCTGGGCCGACTACAAATCCACTATGTATGACATACTATATCATTAACTGAGAGATACTATGAATACAACAGTAAACGTTCCGCTTTCCATCATCGATGACACAGCTAAAGGCTGTAACTTCCAAATGGGTTCGGATGGACTCACGGTGACAGACAGCACCCCACCTCCTCCTACAATTACGTCGGTCACCGTGACTGGTCCCGGCACGCTGCTCGAAGGTGCCTCTGCTCAGTTTCAGGCAAGTGTAGTGGGAACCGGGAGCTTTAACCCGGCCGTGGTCTGGTCCTGTAGTGATGGGACGATCTCCCAGTCAGGCGTGTTTACAGCCCCGCAGAAGGTCGAGTCGGTTAACGTAACTGCAAAGTCGGTACAGGATCCGACGAAGTCCGGCACCGTGCCAGTTGACATCTCCATGCCGAGTAATACGGTCAAGATCGCTCCTTCGGGTGGAGATGATACCGCTGCCCTGCAAGCTGCGTTGAACAAGACAGCGGCAGCCGGTCAGATCCTAGAAATGACCGTAGGGACGTTTCATCTTAATCCGGTTACAATCCCGTCAGGAACAAACCTCCTCGTTGACCCTGGTGTCCTGGTTACCGATCAGTCAGCGTACGGTACCAACGCGGTCATGTTCGGTATCATAGGCTCCAACGTGAAGATCACGGCGACTGGCGCCTTCTTCCAGATGCCTTTGAACCACGCACAGAGTCTGGTTGACAAATCCGAATACCGTCACTGCTTCGCGATTCAATCTGGTACCGCGGTCAGCAACATCACGATCATTGGGGCAAGTGTGAAGTCCGCCGGTGGCGACTGCTTCTACATCCGTAACTGCTCCAGCTGTTCGTTTTCCAACCTGAGCGCGACGGGAGCCATCAGAAACGGCATTTCGTGCACCGGCAAGGTAAACGGCCTGACGTTCACCAACATCACGTCAACGGCGAACGCTGACGGAGACTTCGACTTCGAGCCGAACACCAACTCGGACTTCCTGCAGAACATCATCATCAATAACCTGACGACAGGTGGTGGCACTAATGGAGGTATTAACTTCGGTCTTCAGAACCTTGATAGCACAACTCCTCCAGTTTCCATCGTTGTCAACGGGTATACTTCTACTGGTAACGGTGGGACAAGTGGTCCAGGGTACCCGATCTTCTTTGACTCGAACCAGGCAGGGAAGACTCCTGTTGGCGGAACTGTTGTAGTCAACAACATCAATATCAAGAACGCCGTTAGCGCGTCCATTTACGGAAAGAATCAAGGAGGTAACAACTTCTGTCAGTTCACGTTCAACGACATTACCTCGAGTAACTCCAATACAGGAGGGCCAGATCGCTTTGGCGTCAGCGCATGCGTCGGCGTTGAGTTGTACGGAGGTCAACCTGGTCCCGCTGGTAACGCAATATTCAATCCCAAGTTGATCCAGGCCGGCTCCCGATCCTCGGCTTACTTCACCATCCTGAGTGGGGCGGTCAACACTCAGTTCAACGGTTCTACAACTACCTGTACCGGAGCACCTGCTGGAAGCAAGGTAAAATACCCATGATCAAACGACTACTAGTGCTGTTACTGTTCGCAATACCAGCGTTGGCTCAGACACCAGCGGTCGTCACCGGCTTAGTGTTTGACTCTGGTGGTACTCCTGCTATTCGTGGTACTGTACAGTTTGATATCCAGCCGCAGGTCCAAGGTGTCCAGTACTTCATCCAAGGTATCGGCACTGTGGCACCTCAAACTGTTATCTGTGGCATAGATGGAACCGGTCACGTGATGAATGCTACCGTCTTGACCAATCCGTGTACAGTCTGGGGTAACGACTTGATCAACCCGGCCAACACGACGTATACCGTGACATTCAACCCTAACGGTCAGTCGACCAACAGCGTCGCCGGTGAATGCATCGCGGGGAGCACATACAACCTCAACAGTCCGATCTTCTGCCCAATCGTCCAGATAGTTCCTCAGCAGGCGATCATTAGCACTAGCCCGACCACTACAAACATTATTCCAAACGCTAACAAGGTCTACAACATTGGATCCCCTCAGGCGCAGTTTGCCGCCATTTACGCCGGCAACATCTTCGGTAATCTATCAGGTTCGTTACCCGCCCTAGTCTTTGCGGATCAATTCGTGAACGTCCAGGCGGCAATCACCGCATGCCCTACGAACGGTTGCATCATCTACGCGACGTCTCCCACGGTCAACCTTGCATTGGGTACTATTGACGCAGGTAACAAGTTTGTTACCCTCCTGCTTGGTCCGTACGTCTATACCCTCACCCAGCTGACCTTGGAGACCAACTTCCACATGTTCGGCACTGGTTCGGGTGCGTCCGGTGGTACCGTCATCCAATCGACGTCGACAACAATTCCGATGGTCGTTCTTCCTGCAGCTCCTCCTACTGGGATTGGAGGGGTCCAGTTAGGTGGCTTTCGACTGTACTGTGGGGCTACTAACACTAACCAGATAGCCATTGACATCGTGGCTCCTCCGTTTAGTGGCCTCTGGTACAGCAAGTTTGACGACATCGATGTTGGTGGGGATGGCACTCACGCATGTGCGGGGAACTCTCTTCGTCTAGAGGCCAACAATAATACAGGCGTCAACCAATTCCTGACCATCAGCAACTTCTGGGCGTTTAGGACGACGGGAGGCGCTCCGGCCTTATTGGCAACGGGTCTTAATGGTCAGGTATCGATGTTCAACACACAGTGGGATGGACCTACTCCTCACGACCTGGGATTCATCAACGCGCAGATCGACGACGGGACAGAGACGATTCTCGGGCCTTACACGTGGATGATCACGAACTTCACATCACAACACGCATGGGGGGCTACCGGCACCGGTCTGGTCATCAAAGGCTGCAGTAACTGCACGGTCATCGACGGGCACTTTGAAGACGATAACGGTGGCATCACCCTCGCCGTCGGCAATCATTTCGGCAATACCGACGTCCATATCATGGACAACGTCTTTACGACGAATACGGGAATCAACCCACCTGGTAACACTGGTTGGATCTTGCAGGCGGATGCCACATCTCGTGCGGACTTCCAGGATAACGTAGTAAGGGGTACTCCTGACGCCTGTCTCCTAGGCGCAGTTACACTCGTGACAGCACGTGGCACTATGAATCAGGCGAACGGCCTGCCAGATCCATTGTGCGATAACTTTGGTGTCGCCACCCAACGATTCACAGCGAATGGCACCTTCACCATTCCCGGCATCGTCAATAAGCTGAAGGTCACTGTATGTGGAGGTGGAGGCGCTGGTGGAGGCAGTACAGCTGGCAATAACGGTTCCGGTGGCGCCGCAGGCGGTTGCACGTATCAGTGGTTAGCGACTGTATTTCCCGGAAATACTCTTACTGTGACAGTCGGCAACGGTGGTACAGGCGCGTCAGGTACTACGGGGGGAGCAGGGGGTTCGTCGTCGGTAGCTTCTGGCACACAGGTGATCACTACTATCACAGGCTTGGGTGGTGCCGGTGGCTTCTGCGTTGGAGCAACGTCCGCTGGTGCTGGCCAGACGGCTGCGGGCGTCACCGGCTTGATCAACGCAGGAGGTGGCGGAGGTAGTATCGGTACTGGAGGTGCAGGTGGAACCGGAGCGTCGTCGCCGTATGGAGGCGGCGGCGGCGGCGCAGGCTCAGGAGGCTTCAGCGGGAACGCGGCGGTCGGCTTTGCGGCAGGTGGTGGCGGATCTTCCTCTGGTGCAAGTACAGCTGGAGGTAACGGCTCCGGCGGCCTGGTCATCTTTGAATGGGTGAACTAAATGCCACAGAGACATCAAGGCATACAGCGCGTGGAGTGGAGCAGGTGTGACCGGTGTTGGTTCGAATACCCGATCCAGAAACTCGTCATTCAGAAGGGCTTAAAGGTTTGTACGGTGACCTGTTACGATGAGCTGCTGGTGGAGGAACGCTCGATGATGATCGCTCAAGTCCTGGACGATCAAAGCGAACTGCAGACGGATAGTGAGCAACAGGTAACAGACGATAACGACCTCCGGTTCATATGGTGAGCTGATGGCGATTACACTAGGAAGTCTTGCTGTAGAGATCAACGCGATGTTGGGCAATAGGTCAGATGTTATGACCTATTCAGCCTTCCCGACGGTGGGCAACCTGCAGGACTCAGATCGCATGGCGCTTTGGATCAGGGAAGCGTACAACGAGATTACGTATAACTATCGCTTTGAAGAGCTTGAACAGGGTGTTACGGGCATGTGCATCGCCGGTATCGACTTCTACAAGTACCCACCCTTGATGCGACGGATTCGGGCGGTCACGATTCTGTTTCCGTTGTCAGCCGGACAGCAGGAACCCCGACCGGTCCGTCGCAGGCATATTAGGAATATCAGGAGGTATCAGACTTCGAATCAAGGGCCGCCGAGTATCTACGCTCCGTATAATCCAGGAACGGGAGCTGGTATCATCCTACGGCCGGTCCCCGACCAGGGTTATCCTCTCATCTGGGACATCGTCTTGAAGCCTACGTATAATACCACTCCTAACGTGAGTGTTGCCAATACCGTGTGGCAGTTGTCCGATGACTGGCTTGACATATTCAAATGGCTTGTGGCGCTGAAAGGCCACACTGCCCTCGTAGAGCCCGACAAAGCGGCGCCGATCCAACAGCTCTTGTTCGGTGGCCTCGATCCGAGAACCGGACGGAAGATGCCCGGCATCATCAAAGAACGTACGGCTGCCCGTGATCAACTCGACATCGAAGACGTAGAATTCGGCTTGCAACCTCAAGTCCGGAGGTACACAAACACCGTCTGATGCCGAACCAGCAATCAGTCATAAGCGGTCCGTTCATGGGGGTGGTATCCGACCTCACGTCTCCTCAAGGCCCCCCGAATGACTTCGACGACATCAGTAATTTCTTCGTCAGGAAGGGTGCTCTGCATACCCGCCCCAAGCTGAACCTGTTTAGCAACGACGTCGCCAACGTTCAGCGGGTATCCCAGATCGGATCGTTTCAGGACGCGAACTTCAACTGGCACACGTATAAGCTACTGGACACGCATAATAGTCCCACCGTGTTCAGCGCAGCGGCGTTCCTGAGGCCAGGAGGCCCCCCGTACAACTGGGACTCGTTGACCATGCCGTCGTTGCCCGCTGGCAGCCTGGACATCGGCTTGCGGTACAGCCGGGTTACAGTAGGCAACATCGTCATCTTTTGCAACGGTGGTTACCCTGTCATGTACCTAGACGGCTCGAACACCGTACAGACCCTGGGTGATGTGCCCGGTACAGCTCGGTATGTCACAGAGAACGCCAATCACGTAATCATCGCGTATACGCAGGAACCCGCGTTGGGGAGCCCAGGCGCTACGCTCTTTCCTAGGCGCGTCAGGTGGTCAGGGGTCAATAATCCGTTTGAGTGGGCGACACTCACGGACTTTACCGCGGGGTCCAACGATCTACTGGATGTACCCGATGGTATCACCGGACTCAATACTCTCGGGCGTAATACCTACATCTGGCGGTCCAACGGTGTGACGGTCATGTCTCCAACGGGTCAAGGCCTCACACCTTGGTTCTTTGAAAACTTTTCGATATCCGAGGATGGCATCGGTAGTATCTTTCCGTACTGCTTAGCGACGTATGGAAACCAGTGTATGTTCGTCGCTCGGGATAACGTTTACATCTTTGACGGTACCTCGTTCACATCTGTAACCGGCATAAGCCAAACAGCGGCTAGTGGAGCGAATCGCAGGCGGATCTATAACGACTTGGCGCTGTCCACCACGAATCCTCCTCCGTGGGCAACGATCATTCCTAACTGGACCCTGGGCTTCGACATGCTCTGTTACGTCCTGTCAATACAACGTGTGGACGGCGTCAACATCACGTGGGTTTATACAATGGAAGATGGGCAATGGATGAGGTTCTCCTCGGCGCAAGGCATGCCCACGGCGATTAACAGCTTGGTGTCCATCTCATGACGGCGACGATCATCGGCGGCCTGTACCAAACGAATATTATGGTATTCGTAGGAGCTCCCTCTGTCGGCGCTCAGGAGACGGGTATCTGCTTGGTGCCGAATGCGACGGCGGCGCCGATTACGGTTACCAACGCATCGTTTGCTGGTGCGGGGGCCTTCAGTGTCGTATTTGGTCAGTTCCCCGTAACGGTTCCATCTGGCAGTTCCGTAGTGGTGCAAGTCGTCTACACAACTGCTATCGGTTTACAAACTGGCGTTATGACGCTTGTCACCACTAGCGGTTCACTGCCTTCGGTCAACCTTACGGCCAACGTCGGTACCAATACGTCTGACATCTTCCCGAGTTTGATATTCCCAGGTGTCAAAGTTGGCCAGTCGTTGACGTTTCCTCTGATGGAAATCGTCAATCCCCTGACGACGTCCAATACAACGACGGCCCTCGGTATGACTACGGGAACCGACTTCGCTATTACCGGCGCTCCCGCGATGCCGTTTACTCAGGTTGCTGGTGCTGTATCTGCTCCGTTCAACGTGGTCTTCACGCCTACGACTACCGGCTTGAGGTCAGACAGCATCTTCGTAACGAACGTTAACGGTACAGCAAGTAGGCCGATTACAGGTACCGGTACAGTCTTGCAGTCGTTCGATAGCTTGAACCCTCCAGCTCCCGCTGGTGCTATGCTGATGGCGTTTACAGGCATTCCGACGCCGACGATCTACTTTACCCAGCAGAATAACCTTCCCGCGCAGCTTGTCAACATAGATTGTGAAGAGGCGGCGCTGGCGACGAAGATTACGAACTTCGGCAGGCCCAATATGGAGAACCAGGTCCTGAGGATCAGAGGCCACTACAAAGACCTAGGTGTCGCCATCATGTTCATCACCGTGACCACCAGGAGACTGGACGTCACACCATCACAGGCGGCAAACGCAATCCAAACTCAGACGAAGACGTTCAGCATCGGTACCGCGGTGGCCGACGAGTGGCCGAGACAATTCACAGTGGACTTTGACGTCACCGGTGAACTCACACAGATCTCGATCGGACGCAATGCAAACCAGGGGCCTGTGTGGCTCATAGACTACTGCCCAGAGTGGGTACCGAAGGGAGAGGTCTTGGAGGGTGTATGATCATACCGATTTCGCCAAGGACGCTTCGCAGCGTGAAGGACAAGACGGTGCAGGATGCACTCCGGGAGATCAACACGGAGATCTCGAGGGTCGTCAACGGCAACCTGAACTTTGGCTCGCCCGAGGACCAACTGCTCAAGAATCCCCCGACAGCTGGCAACATGCATGGATCCTGGCCGGGGACGCTTGTAGCGTTGGGTGGCTACCAAATCATTACACCGGTGACGCCGAATACGGAATTTACAGTCAATCACAATCTGGGTCACATCCCGATTGGGTATGACGTCAAGGGGCAAGATCAGGCCGGCATCGTGTACGATTCACGGAGGAACCTATGGACGAACACACAGATGTTCTTGAAATGCAACGTGGCGTCGATGAACATTCGTCTATTCGTACACTAGTACGGGTGGATCAAGCGTATGCTGAGGCGAACCCGGACCGCATCAAATGGCTCTGGGGGAAGTTCGAGAAGCAGGACTATGCCTTCGACGATCCTGGTAAAGCCGCCGGCGCGGAGATATTCCTGCGGGCGATCTACGACAGGCAGTCAGAATGCTACCAGTACGGGGATAAGGGGTACGTCGTCTTGACATCAATCGTCCAGCCCGTCAACGCGATCATCCACTTTATGATCTGGGATGATTTTGAGTTGTCCGACGTGGTCGACGCCGCTACGGAAATCCTAGACCACGTCTTTCTGGACCTCAAACTGGAGCGGCTCACGGCCGCCATTCCCGCAGGAAACCGGCAAGCGATCCGGTTAGCCACGCTGAACCGTTTCAGATACGAAGGAGAGATGAAGCGCGCGTTCCTGAAGAACGGTTCGTTCTCCAACGTGCAGATCTACGGTCTGCTACGTGAGGATTACGTGCGTAGAGGGGTGAAGAACTAATGCCAGCAGCAGCCGGTTTAGGCATAGGAGCAGCATTGGGAGGGATCGGTGGAGCCCTCAATCAGCAAGCGGCCAATAAAGGCCCGCAGGCGTTGTACCCTGGCCTGCAGGGTCAAGGCACAGCGGACCTCTCGTCGATCGCGGCACCCTCGTTCACCAGCTTGATGAGCTTGATCAAAACGGGAAACCCCGTCAGCACTCAGGGAGTCGACCAGGCGGCAACTGCCACGCATAACCTCCAACAGAGCCAATCCCTGGCTAAACTACGGGAGTCGTTCGGCGCAAGCGGGATGTCCAATTCCTCTCCGGCTGCAGTTGGCATCGGAAACTTCCTTGCCCAAGACGACGCGAGCTTCCAATCGATGCTCGCACAGCTCAATTATCAGTCGGCGACGGACGCTGCCAACAGGCAACAGGCGGCGACCAACTTCGGCATCTCGAGCTTCCTGCCTCCCGCGTTCACCGATGTCGGACCCAAAGGTTCGGTTGGAGGGGCCTTCCTCGGTGGCGCAGGAGCCGGTGCAAGTGGTGGAGCTGCTACCGCGTCTTCCATCTCATCATCTCTCTCGATGCTTGCGTTGTTGAAGCAACTTGGCCTGGGCGGCGGCACTAGTCCTATTATGAGTTAAGGAGGCGTTATGGGTGGATTACTCTACAGTGCACCACAGTTTGGCGCAGGCGGCGGAGGGGCAGCTCCTGGTGGTGACAGCTCCACACCGGGACAACTTGGACAGTTGGCCTTGGCCGTCAAGTCCGCGAAGATGCAGGAAGCTCAGACGAACAGGCAGAACGCGCAGGAAAGTGTAAAAATGATTATGGGTAGTCCCATACTCACAATGATGACCGATCCAAAACAGTTAGAGAAGTTATTATTCGATGGCTACGGTCTCAAGTTCAACTCTGCTCCCCCCGCCAATCCAGCTCAGGCAGCTGCTGGAGCCGGACCAGCAGGTGCTTCCGATCCCGGACCGAATATTGGGGCTCCAGACTCCAATACGATGAAAATGTTGGCTGCCGGTATGCAGGGGAACAAGTCCGGTGCCCAGGCCGGCTCTCCTGCGTCGCCTAACGCAGCTGGTAAAGCTCCTGGAGGAGGAGTCTCTCCCACTATCGGTCCTGGCGTAGTTGATCAACTTCACGGGCAAGCTAAAGCGGCGCTCGATCATACCTACGATAGATTAGCTCCTATCTACGCCGGTGCAATGGATCAGGCACAACTTGACTCGGTCAAGCGGAACTACGAACTTATGCTTGAGGAAAAAAAGACTCAGGCGCTTGGCGGTGACTACTACGCTATGGGTCAGATTGCTGCTGCATCTGGCCAACATGTGACCGCCGACGACATGCGGAGTCAGCTTTCGGTAGCTACCAACCTAACCCCGGAAATCACCAATAAAGCCTTGAGCTTTGCGCTTGGAAACGAGTCTTCAGCCGACCAAGCTAAGAGATACGGGGACATGGTCACAACGTTAATCGGTAATAAGACATTTATGGATCGGGTGAAGGATCCTGCAGATGTCACCGAATACGCTCGAGAGCTTGTTTACACCGGTAAGGCTCCTCATATCGAAATGAAGCCACATTCGTTGGATGAATTAACGCGGATGTCGGAACGGGAGAAGTTTCTCGTGAATGACGTCGGCCTGCCCTATGACACAGCCCATACTTACGCTCAGAGTGAGATTGACGGTCTTTCTCCTACGCTGTCAATGCCTACGGGGTTCCAGACGATTGCTCAGCGAACTATGACGGGTAAAGAGCAAGCGACGGCAGCCCAAGTTGAGGCGAATAGGATTGAAGCGGTGAAGGCAGAGCAAGCTGGTGTCAAGATCCTTGGCGACTTGAAGAAGCAGGAAAACCAGGAACTGACCGACCGCCTAACTGGTATGATTGAGGCGGACAAGAACAAGCATCCGTATCCTCCTGACATCAGACAAGGTATCCTGAATCAGGTAGCAGCGAAGACTGGGTTGACTCCCGTCGCCGTTACTCACTGGTATAACTATATTGGGTTGGGCGGTTCTGACTACGAGTATAAGAAAGTCAGTGACTCTGCAGCGGCGCAAGCGGGAGCAGGTACGTCCACCGCACCAAAGTCTGCGGAGGAAGGTGGTGCAAGCCTTCCGTATCAGATGTTGTACAGACTCATGCATAAGGAGCCTATGCCGATGCAGGATGTAGCGCCAACTACGCCGTCGGAGGAAGAGTCCCAGTGACGCCTCCGATAACTCCAACGCAAGCGTTACCACAGGCACCGCAGGTCAAGCCGTGGTCGGAGATCAGCAAGAACTTCGATCCACTGATGCCCAAGGAGACGTATGATAATCTCCGTCTGCATTATTTCCAGAGTTTCGTCGTCCCTCGTATGGCACCTAACACTAACATCGCAGCTACATACGAGGAATTCTCGAAGCTCACCGAGCGGCCGAAGTTACTCTCCACCGGCCAGCGAGCTATGTTCCAGCTTGCAGTTGCTGGCGGTGCTGCGGCTGAAGCTGCTCTTGCTCCTATTGGAGGAGCACCCGGACAGAAGGGTACGGCGGCAGCCCGCGACTTGGCCTGGCTGCACCACTTCAACGAAGGCGTCTCGAAGATAGCGGGTAGGGAAGGCATGAGCGTCAGTGCGATGCAGGCGGCAGGGTCGTTTGCCGGACTCGGCGCTGACTTCGCTCTGTTGGAGGAGAGCCTCACCCCGATGATGGCTGGCATCGCGAAAGAGATAACCACGAATGCCAAAGCGGTCGATGTACTGTCCAAGACCCTTCGAGGCGGCATGGCGTTTGGCACGTATGACGCAATGAGTGAGAAGTCGCCGAATCGGCTTCAGGCCGGCCTCAAGGGCTTCGCGATAGGAGGCGCATGGGACCTGGCTTTGAGCGTTCCTGGTTTTATGAAGTCGAAAGGCGTGGCTGGTTCGAAGGCGGCGGCAGACGACATCATAGCGAAGGCTAATGCTGGGGCACCGCCGTCACCCGCAGCAGATATCGCAGCGTCTGTCAAGGCACAGCATGACGCGGAGATTGGCCGCATGGAACTCCGTCCCGAACACGGCTTGTGGACCTATGCCCTCGGTCAACGCGGCATGAGTGTCATAGTCAGAGATATCGCCGGTCAAAGTCAAGTAATCGAAGTCAGGCCGGGAAAGGTCTACGATGCCTATCGAGAGGTCCGAAGTCTCGTTGCCCAAGGAGGAAGTGTTGAGAACTATCGAGTCCACCCCGAAGACTCCCATATGGTCAACGAGTTCGTCAGAATCCAAACCCTTGCAGAGGAATCCAAATATCGGGGCACCGTTGTCCGAACACCAGAGGGCAAAGCAGAAGCGGTTGCACAGGTGTCGAAGTCTGAGGGTGTCCCGGCCGAAGCGGTAAGCAAGAACACGGTGGAAATCGCCAATGTTCCTGTTCAACATCCGATCATGAAGAAGGCGGAGCCTGTTGCGAAGGCGGTTGCTGAAACGCCGATGACGCCGGCCCAGATCGACACAGCGTTGAAGGCCAAGGCGGGTATAAACGAGACGGAGAGGAAGTTCCTGAACTATCACGTCAACAAGATCTGGGATCCCGCCGTGCCGTTCGAGGACAAGCGTTCGTCCGTGGTCATCGTCGCCAAGAACGCGCCGGAGTTACTGCCGCAGCAGTTCAAGAGTCAGCTGGTCAAGGGAGCCAAAGCTGTCAGGGCGGAGAGGAAGACGATAGCCAGAGTAAAGGGGAGGACGGTAGAAGGCAAACCGCTCGAAGTCGAAATCACAATGAGTCCGATCGAGGAGGCCAGGCAGGAGACGATCAGCCAGACGGAGAAGTTCGGTAAGAAGAAAGTCACACAGGAGACTGAAGCCGGAGCCAAGGCCAAAGAGACCAAGGCCAGAGGCAGAGGCAAGCGTGGTGGCGCCCGAGCTCTCCTGGAGGGACCCGAAGACCCCAGCACGTTCAAAGCTCGTCGACCGCATGATATCGAAGTGCGGAAGAGCCCGTATGATGCCACGTGGGAAGTCCTCGAACGGCGTTCATCCAGCGATGAAGCTGCGTCGGTATCCGTCAAGCATCCGTATAACTTCAACAGTGAAGCGGAGGCAACGAAGTTCGCAGAGGACTTGAGGAGTAAGATCGAGAAGCCAACGGAGTCCGACTTCGACATCCGCTCAATGATCCCGAGGTCGGAAGAGCGCGTGTATGAGACGTCTGGCGACGAAGGAGCTGTGACAGCGGAGGGTGAAACGTTCGGCAGCCTAAACGAAGCCATGGATGCCTCTGGCGACCATAAGTACGCTGTCAGCCCCGCCGGACGCAAAGACGTGGCAACACAACTCGCAGAGATCAGTCTGAAAGATCGCGTGATGGGGTCCATCGAAGACGTCGCCAAAGGTGACCTCCCGCAGATCGGAAAGGCACTGGCACAACGTGGATGGCAAGCTATCTTACTCAAAGGTTACGAACCAGATAAAGTCGAGATTGTATACTTCCGACCGGAAGACCGTGCCGGTGTCATACCCTTGGTCAACTCCTACGACCAGTACATCTCGCAGCAGGCGGGGCGCTTTTTTGATTCTAATGGTCACCCTACTCGTACTCTGGGTGCTGTTGAACATGGTCGCCTGGGGGCAGCTTTTGGAATTCCAGCGGAGGATATTGCGAAATTCGATCCCAAGACGCATGGACGTGGAGTCAAGCCAGCTAGTGAAATACGCGTGAGGCCGAAGGGCCAACGGCTGGTCATGGGTCAGCAGGACATGAATGAGTTGTACCAGAACGCGAAGGGGCTTGCGGTTCCTTCAATGAACGAGCTGGCACAGTCCCTCGGTATCGACCTGCCGTTGTCCCTGCAGAACGGTGACCCGTTGATTATTCTGACGCCCGACGTCGGCAAGGAGACACTGTTCCATGAACGACTACATGTTAACGGAATGCATGCCGGGACATACGATAACTTTCCAGAACATATTGAGGAAGGCGACCGGAAGACCGCTCTTGAGCTGGGAGAGGGCCTCTCGAAGGACTTCGCGGGATACAAATTTCTGGGACATCGAATCCTTGTTGAAGAAGCCTTCACTCATGCCGCCACCGCTCTCAGATATGGAAACGCTGACTATCTCGACCGTCTTGCTCAATACGATACAAGCGTGGCCCACGTTGTCAACTTCGTGTTTAATACAGCGAATAACCTACTCGAGAGAACGTTTGGAGCATCTGATACCGTTCCCGTTCGCATCTTCCAACGTACCTTGTGGGATCTTATGCGTAGAGGTTCAGATGAGGTTGCTGAAGCAGTGGAGCAAGGTAGTCGGGCAGGAGACAGCGGAATCGCTTCTTGGTGGGATCCTAAGACCAATAGCTGGGTCCTCAAAGCCGGCCCTGGCAGGGAGTTAGTATTCGAGGACATTAATAGTCTGTGGGATCACCTCCTGGACGACGACAAGAACTTTATGGCTCCGTCGGCGTCGTTGCGGGCGGAAATGGGTGGTGTCCGCGGCAACATGGCTCCGATCGGTCACGAGCCCGCCAACAGGCCGTTGCCGGTTCCAGACGCCCCACCGGACAAGTACAAAGTCGGCCTGAGTGCGATGTCTGCATTGTGGCGTCCGACGATGCCCTGGGTGGCAACAGTCCACGAGCAGCTCAATACGTTTTTCCGCAAGACGGGGAACTACCTACCTCTGTACGAACGTGTGAAGGGCGTCGATGAGCAGTACCGCCAAGGCGAACGTTGGCTCCAGCAAACGCTGGAGGAGGCAGGTGATCTTGTCCGGCCCTTTGGCGGCCGGAAGATGCGGTCGACGTTCGACTACCTGACCCTGAGCGAAGCGGAGAGGACCCCCGCAGCTCAAGCGAAGTACGGATTGACCCCCGCAGACGCCTTGCAGGCGAACAAAGTCTGGCAGTGGATGCTGCAGTTCAGGCAGGACACCGGCATCGACATCCCGCGATACATGAACGAATACCACCCGAAGCTCAGGTCGTTTGGATGGGCACCGGAGCGGGCGTTTGGACCCATCACGGCGCCGCAGTCGGCTTCATATTGGGATCGATTGATCCGACACGATGGCAAATGGGAGCCGCAGGACGCTCACCTTGGGCGTTTCATGAACCTAGTGGTCAGGGAAGGCATGGAGAAGAAATTCACCGGAAAGGCCCTCGATGAACTGGAGAAGATTACAGAAAAGAAGACACCTGATGGACAATACATCATCCCTAATACTGTTAGGTGGCCTCTTACTAATTACTCTCGTTATATGCGAGGTATTCCTGATACTAGTCAGCAAGTCATCAATAAAGTAATGTCGGACGTCTTCGACACGATTAACGAAAAAGCCAAGGCGTTGAACCAGAAGCTTCCGGCGAACGCCCAAATTCCGATGATCACGACGCCGCCAAAGACGGTTATGAACCGTTTCATGCTCGCGTCGTATGTGATGGGCCTCGGCCTTCGGCCTGCCATCGCCGTCAGGGACTCGATGTGGTCGTTCGTCAGTGCCTTGACCGTCCTCGGACCCGTACGCTTCGGCAGGGCTTTTTCATCGTTCATGATGTCTCCGTCGGCGTCCTTGGACTTCGCTGACCAGATGGGGGCGATGCTACGGAAGAACAACGTAGGAGAATTCTATGGAGACCTCACAGCGGAAACCCCTCCCACAGGCCCCGGCTGGATGGACCGCGTCACTAAGTGGTCGAACGCTCTTCTGGCACCGTCGCGTTGGGGGCATAATTTTGGTCGTGCGCTCATGTTCCATGGAGAATTCCACGACGCTGTTGAAAGCATTGCGGCTTATCGAGCAGGACGCATTAGCGTTGACGACTTGCTTGAGAACTCTACAATGTGGTTCATGGATCGACCGGCTCAGTCTAACCTGCTCCGACTCGTCAGTGACGCTCACATTCCGGTTGAAGACGTTGCGACGAAGATCGGACTTGAGGCGGTTGATCTCACCCAGTGGCCTTACAGACGTGGAACGCAGCCAGCCCTTCTTCGTTATGGCGCTGGCAGGATCTTTGGACAGTATGGTGTCTGGCCGGCGAACTACGCCGATTTCCTGTATCGTATTGGACGGAAGTGGACGGAGAAACCAGCACTCGCCGCCCGAACGAGCGCGATGTGGGTCGCGGTGAATTATGCCGCCAGTCACCTGATGGAACAGGGTCTGGGTGCGGATACATCAAGGTGGTTCTGGACGTCGCCTGCTGGCTTCGCCGGGTCGCCTCACGCTGACTTCGTCCACGCTGTGATGGTGGCGCCTGAGGATACCGATGAGGGACACCAAGCTCGTAAGACGATCCTGGAGTATCCGCTGAACTTCATCCCGGCTCTCGGCGAGATGCGCTCGGTGATGAAAGGTATCGAGGAAGGGGGTGGTGAGCTGAACTGGAACAGTACACTGCGCGCGATGGGGTTCAAGCCCATGGCAGATGTCAATCAAGATCAAGATTGGCAGGATTGGGTGAAGACCCAGATGGGGTTTGAAAACATGAGGAGGAAGCCATAATGGACGATCCGAATACAGCGGTAAGCAAGTTGGAGGCGGAGGCGGAAAACGTGCTCGCTACGCTCAAGGCCAGTTCCGGTACACTGCTCGATGAGATCAAGAGTCGAATCGACGCCGTCATCGGAAAGCTCCAAGCCGCAATCGAACCGTAACAGAAAGGACACACAAGATGCAATCACAACTTGGCATGATCACTCCGTTCTTCCACAAGGCAGACGGAGGCATGATCGAGCAAGCAGCGAACCCGGAACAGGTGGGTACTCCAGGACAAGGCCCTGCGTTGAAGTACCGATGCATGAGCTGTCACAAATACCTGGAGTTGGACGAGGTAACAGACGAGAAGCCGGGAGCAGCTGAGGCACCTCCGGCTAGGCCGAATACGGCGTCGGAAGTTGCCGGCCAGCGAAGTCACCTGGCACCAGGAGCACCTCCGGCGTCGACCAGTTACAGAGCTCCAGCGTCAAGGACGACGACTGCAGCGGCAGAATCCACGCCGAGTCCGGCAACGGATCCCGGCAAGAAGGAGGATCATTAATGGCCGCCACAGGAAGGGAACCCGGGGGCGAAAGAGACAAGCCCCACATCGACGACGTGATCACTGAGACCGGCGAGGCTTCTGACAGCCCGAAGCACATCGCCAATGCAATTACCGGTGCAAAGCCGGAGGGACAAGTGTTGGGTTCCTCGCAACCGCCAATTGCCAACACTATTACCAAGTCCGGGCCAAACCGGTAACTGAGGGCGGGGGCTCATTCATGGTGGGCTCCCGTCTTCCTTTGGATGTAGCACATCCTGACCTCAAGCGGAGGCAACATGGCGGAGAAGTTTCTGATGTTAAGTGGTGGTGGAGATGGCCTGGGCCTGGCCCTGCGCCTGCGGATGGAAGGCAACGACGTCTCAGTCTGGATTCGTGAGAGCCGCTCCAAGCAGAACTACGACGGCTTGTTGAAAAAGCCAGAAAGGTTTGACCAAGCACTTGATGCTGATACTATCGTCATATTTGACAGCTCTGGCGGTGGGCGTACTGCTGATCGGCTCCGTGCTCGTGGGCATCATGTATTTGCGGGCAGTACTTTTGCTGATCAACTCGAGCTCGACAGGCCTCTGGCTCTTAGTATTATGGATCAGGCTGGTATTAGGACTCCTCCAAGTCAGACCTTCCGTAGCTGGGATAAAGCTAAAGACTTCGTGTCCAAGCATGAGGAGCGGCTCGTGTTTAAGGCCAGCGGCAAGACCGGGGATTACCTAGGGTCCTACGTCAGCTACGACAAGGGAGACCTCCTTGAGATGCTCGAGTACTTCCGGGACCTCACAGCCGGCAAAGGTAAACCGGAGTTCATCCTACAGGACTTCGTGGAGGGCCAGGAGATATCCACGGAAGGTTGGTTCAACGGTCAAGAGTTCATGCTGCCGTGGAACCACACGATTGAACGCAAGCAGCTGATGAACGAGGGCATCGGCCCCAGCTGCGGTTGTGCGGGCAACCTCGTCTGGTCTGTGAAGGAGCTGAATCATGTCATCGAAGAGGGTATCGCACGTATGGCAGCCGTCCTCCGTGATAATGAGTACGTGGGACCAATTGATCTTAACACCGTCGTTAATGACTCCGGCGTCTGGGGTTTGGAGTTCACACCAAGATTCGGGTACGATGCGTTACCTGCTCTTCTTGAGCTGTTTGAGAAGCCGGTGGGCGAAGTTATTGCTTCAATGGCAAGAGGGGAGCGGCCAACCGAGTTACCTCTATCAGGTAAGTTCGCAGCTGGACTTCGGGTCAGCATCCCGCCCTATCCAAGTGAACACCTGCACTCTGATGAGGGTATTCCAATACGAGGACTAACACGTGATGATAGAGATCATCTGTATTTCTTTGATGTTAAGCTTAACGAAGCAAACAAGCTGGTCTCCACTGCTGCTTTTGGGGCTATTGTTACTGTTACTGGTAGTAGCGATGACGTTAGCAGCGTTATGGACGGGCCGCTTGAAATTGCTAAGAGAGCGAAGATCCCGAGTAAGCAGTATAGGACCGACCTCGGAAGGCTCTTCCTCGAAGAGTGGTGTAAGTTCGACCAGTTCATCCGGGGAGAAGACGTCGGAACCGGCATCGCCACCACGGAGACGGTGGGGGGACAAGCTCAAGTCGCCGCCTCCTGACGCCTGATCACGTGATCGATCTCTCTGTACTCGAGAGAGCGGTAGGTTCGGCCTTCCAGCGTTACATGGGTACCTGCGTGTCTGTTAAACAAGATGGTGTCACCCACATGCACGTATTCTTGTACCATGGGATCTGGACCTACCGCTACTACTTCGCCGGAGGTCGGCTGAGGAATGTTCTTCTCTTGGATGACGACGTGCAGGCCGGCTGCCTTGGCACGTTCCTCGAGTTCGGTAACGGGTTGTATCTCGATGCATAGTACACGGCTTCCCTGTGGTATCAGTACGCTTGACATCAGGACTCCTTCCATGGTAAGGCGGCGAGGCCCAAGATGTGACTGCTGGGGCCTAGGTACGGAAGCTTCTCGGTTTTGTGCACCAGGAAGTCCGCGTCGCCATCTTCGTTTTTGATCTGGACGTAGGACTCCTTTATAACGTAGGATTGGCCGCTTTCGGTGAAGAGCGTCTGATCATCGAAGATCATCCGGACTACCCTCCACGCTTGGCCTTTGTAGTTGATCGTATCACCCAAGACTAGCTGGGTCATCACTGACGGTTCTGACACCACACACCTCCAGGTTATGTCTGATAATAGCCTGCTGTATCGACGTCGGCATGACGGTTGTGAGGAAGTTCACCGGATAGGCGAGCTTGGTCCATTCCCGTCGGTCTTCTTTGTCGTCGATTCGGTAGCCGCACCAGCCCCGCCAGACAGGTGCACTCGAGTCAACGCTAGCAACTCCCGCTTCAGCGAGGTAATGGAGTTCGTGATGGAGACCATCGACCATACCGAAGCAGTGAACGCCGAGGCTAGGATGATCACGCTTGATAAGTTTAGCCAGTTCCACCCGTGCAAGGGGGTTGTCAGTAATCGCGTAAGCGAGAGCGCGAGGAATACCGATATGACTAATACGGCTATCTTCGACCATTTCAAGGTATCCTTGCATGAAGCCAGATGCATCTCGAGGTTCTGCTTGTGGGATGAATAGAAACTCCGTCTTATGTTGGAAGGCGTCCCAGAGTTCGTCGAGGTAGAACCTGGCGGCGTAGAGGGTCCGCTTCCAGTTCTTGAGGAGGAAATCCGGTAGAACTGTGATCGTGGGTTGAAAGTATTCAATCGCCAGCGCGTACGCGTCAACGTTAGGAATCGGAGCCCCCTCATACGCACCGTTGTCCAGGATGATGTGGTCACCTTGCTTTCTCCTCTCGCGGTAGAATTCGCAGTACTCCTGATCCATGATATGCTGCAGGACCAGGTGTCGGTTGGTCAACGTGCCGTAGTCCTTCAGACCCCTAATAGGACTGATTACGCAGAAGTCCATCCGGTTAACCTCCTTTTGTATTTGTAGACGGCGTTTATCGAGCAGGCTGCAACGCTAGCAATCTCTCGAGTATCAGCGAGTTGCACGTAGCGCGGATGTAAATGGTGTAGACGCCAGGAGATTCTTGCGCTATTCTGAGCTCCCCCTGCTGGTCGAACTTGAACTCCAAGGTCGTGAAGCCATCGTCTAATCGTAGCAGAAGACTGATCCGTGCGTACGGCGATAGTGGTAAGGGAAAGGTTTTCGGTTTCATACAGTTGCTTCAGCAGGGGTTTGACCTCGTGTTCTTCCATCGGTCAGTTCCCCAACTTCACAATCTGCTCGACGGTTGAGTCGCAGCATTTGATGACGGTGCTGTGGCGCTCGCCGCTTCTGGCATCGCCTAGTTGCATCTCGGTCGTGAAGACGATGTCGAGCTTGTCCAACGTTTCGCCCGGAGGTTTGTTGCCGACCCGACCCAGGACCAGGCCTCCGTGTTCGACTTTGCTGACCTTGCATAGGATTTGAGGTGCCACGAGGAAGATCAGTACCGTGTCCCCTTCTTTCAACTCGTTGCCGAATCGGTCTCTCACTTTTCATCTCTCCTTTTGATGTAGTACAAATGCTGTAGCTTATCTATGTGTTCATCTATCATCCCAGAATCTTTGAGAGAAGCAATGATTCCTTTAACTTCCGGCCCGTTATAGCGATGCTGTAGTCGTCTAAGCAACTCGCTATGGTCGATGACACCTCCTCCAGTTCTGATGGCTTGAAGGACGACGTCTGCACCATGTCCACTAGCCGTCTTGAACATCGTTCTAATAAGTCCGGGTAGGAATCGCTCAGTCCAATTAAGGATTTCGACAGCCCGAGTAAAGCATTCGAGGCACACAGTAAGATCAAGATGTTCTGCAAGATGAAGGCAGAATGCGACTCGGAGGACGTGGTCGGGCTTTCGTTGGTAATACGTTGAAAGGAGTTCATGCTCGACGTGTTTGGCTTGTTCTTTGTGTCGGGAGTACCAGATTTCATGGGCTCGGTCGGTCTGCTGGTCGAGCCGGAGTTCACCTTGGACTTCGTGGATCCGTGAGAGTTCATATGTTAGGGTCTCCTTCAGTTTTGGGTTGCCGGGACGTGGAATTCGTTCGACCCTGGGGCTGTCTTCCTGCACAACCAGGATGTTACGTGGCACGAAGCCCCCGGTGACCATGTCCTCGGGCGTATTGTCGATGAACCACGCCGGCGTCGAGCACATGAGGGTTGAAATCGCAACGTCGTGTAGGGTAGTCTTGCCTCTGCCGATAGTCTCAGAGGACCAGACATCTGGGCAATCGAGCAGCCTGGTGAGGAGAGGTACAGTACCTTCCATGTACCGTTGCTTTCCCAGAAACACGGAGAGTTCGGGGGCATAGACAAGTCCTTGTGCGTGCTCTTTCATCGATTCCACTAGTTGCTCCGGTGTCAGCTTCTCGCTGTAGATCTTGGACAACTCCAGAGCCTGGAGCATGCCGATGGCGATATTGGCAGCTGATGTCTTCTTAATGCCACTAGGCCCGAGAATAATGATAGACAGATTAGGGTAAAGCTTGTAGTAGCCCATGTTGAACCAGCAACGCCGGTTGACGGTAACACCGACAGCAACCAGAGCGCAAAAAAGATGAAATGCCAACGGCGCCTCCGAATGCTCGGTGTACTCCGCATAACGATCAAAGAAGCCTCCTTTCGGGATCAGGTCCCTGAGTTCGCTCTCGACTAAGCGGGGATCCAGGCCAAGGACTTTTTCAACTTCAATTCCATCGCCGATTGCGATGAGAAGGTCCTCAGCACTGAGGCCGAACGTCTCGCAGATGAGCCGCCGGACCTCTGACTTCTCCTTCTCACCGAAACCGCCGGGGAAATTCCTCACCCACTTCAATGCCTGGTCAAACAACGGATGTGTCTGGTCCAGTCGATGATTGGCCAGAAACGCTCGGAATACCTCCAACTGCTCTCGAGTACTTGACAATCCAATCCTCCCAAACTATGGTGTCACCCCAGTTTGGTTTACCTGTAGTGCTGGTTTCCAGTGTACCGACTTTGAGGGTACAGGGAAGCCAGAAGTTCTTCATTCCCCATTTGTTGATCATCTGGGGCCAAGGTTGTTCCATCACCTCCCGTACGTAGGATACACAGCCGAAAAGCGCCCGTCTCGGGCACGACACTTGGATCGAGTCGTGGACGGGAAAGAGCAATCGCGCCCCAAAATTCCCGAGGCCGACGTACAGTTCCTTGAGTACGCGCTCGAGGATGTCGGCGAGGTTGGATTGTCCTGTCCAGGCGAGGATCTCGTTCCGAAGGGTGTGGACGTGGGGGAACCACCTGATCCTGTCGAAGAAGTTCCGGCAGTAGCCGTAGCTGCCGGCTTCTGACAGGAGGTCGTTATGGTGACGCGCCACTTGCCAATGCTCTTGCATGAAACCGTCATAGATTTGAACAGATCGCGATTTTGCAATGCCAAAGCCGTCTTGAAGAGACTTCGGACCTCTCCCGTAGAGCATACCAAGCGGACCACTCTTGGCAACGAGGAGTTCCCAGGGGGGAATGTCCTTTCTCCGGAAGTCCTTTTTAGGAGGTTTTCCAGGCTCAAAGAAGGGTTTTTTGAAGATGTCTTCGTAGAACATGCCATAGATGTACCGGCCTTCCCTCCTGCACTTGAGGATCGGTTCGTCGTTGGAAGCGAACCCGTATATGTAAAATTCAGCGGCGTCGAAGTCGCCCGAAATGATACAGTCTGTGTTGGGGTCGTCAGGTATAATGATCGTCCGAGGGTAAATACCCGCAAGTTCTTCGGGGATGTTCTGAAGGTCTGGGTTTTTCGCTTGTATGCGCCCCGCCTTTTGACCGTGTAGCTTATGTCCAGGATGAGCCCTTCCGTCGGATCCAGCGAGATGCGTGAAATCAGATGCTTTCTTGAGCTCACGCATTGTAAGAAGGAGATTAGCAAGTTGATTCTGGTGTTTATCACGGTACATCTCCAGGACGTCTTGGTCGCATGACGGCGTGAATTTGGCAACTTCGCCTTTGTTCTTCGGCGGGCGTTTGCGCAGGACCTGGGGCAGGCCCATCGCCGTGAACATCGCGATGAGTTGCTGCGGCGATTGCCAGTCCACGGTCGGCAGCTTCTCCACCCAGAACTTTTCATACGCATCGAGGGCTTTGTACATCTGGAGTTCAAGGCGATCGGCAAGTTGCGTATCGCAGTTAATTCCGGTTGTCTTGCAGTCGATGACCCAGTCGTACAGGGGCATGTCGGCGTCCATCACCGGATGAAATATGCGCATGGCCTCCATCTTCATCTGCGCTTCCCTTGACGCCCATAACGTGCCGTAAGTATCACATGCGTTATAACGGTCCGGGTTACTGTTACCCAGGTTTTTAGTATACGGCATATCAGTGAACAGCGAGAGAGCACTTCCGAGGTCCTTGCGTTTAAGGTCACTGTAACTCCGGTTGAGCTGCATCATTAGGTCAATTGGAGTGATGCCCAGGTCGCCAAACTGTCGCTTGGAATGGTAACCTTCAAACCCCCAGTTGAACACACGACAGTACATTGGGCGAGTGCGGCGTCTTGTAAAGAGGGGACGGAGTAAGCTGAGCATATCTCCCGGCACACCAAGACACCAACCTGGCGCATGACTAAGTCCCGCAACTTGTATATCGGTGGTATCGCCCCCCAGTAGTTCTTCTTCTTCCTCTGCAGCGGACTTAACGGGAGTTTCATAGTCAAGTGCAAAGTCGTCTTGGGCTTCAATAAGTTCGATGTACTCAAGGACTCCCGCAGAAGTTGGTTTGTAATCGTAGTGCTCCTGGACCCGAAGTCCGTGGCCTTTGGCAAATTTAACAGCTTTGGCGATATCTGCGTCCATATAGATAATCTCGCGGAACCCTGTAGACGCAATATATGCCGGATGAGCTGCTGGGATAATAACGCGAGTACTGGACAGAGGATAGACACATCCTCGGAGCCAGTGCGCAGGATTAGAACCCTTTTTGAGGTTCCTAGGGGGACTGACGGTGAGCATCGTTTTACCCGTGAACGCATTAAACGCCTCCTGTCCTAACGTGAGTATGGTGGTATGTTCTTCAAGAGTGTCCAGTTCTTTCTGTAGAAGTGGAGCGCAGCACCGAACTGCCCCGCTTGGCACCGGATGACGAGGCTGTACAAAGCATTTAACCGCGTTAGTGACGAAACATCGCGATCGGCTAAACCCAGCACGTGCCAGGCTTCGGTCAAGTATGCCTCCGCTACCGCCTTGAAAAGGGCTTCCGATGGAGATTTCCGTAGGTCCAGGACACTGTCCGACGATGACAAGCTTCGCATTTGATGGTCCTTCCCCCCAGATTGGACCTGGGGCGTCCTTGAGTGGGCATTGATGGCACAGGGGACCGGGTTTCACTGGTGATTCCTGTAGTCGAACAGGCTTTTGCCACTGTTTTTGTAAACAGCGAGGTGAGCGATCTGGTTCCCCTCTCGGTAGTAATAGTGTTTGGCGACGCCGTGAGGGACGCCGGTGAACGACAGGCCTTGTGGTAGGACCTCACCCTCGTAGCGCAGCTGGATCTCGTCCTGGTGCTCGGCGATGTACCTCTGCATGGATTTCTTCGTCGTGATCATGGTTTTACCAACGGCTTCAGCATCTCTTTGAGTTCCTCTACCTTAGATTCGACCTCGGCACGGCGGGCCTCTTGCTGCTCCCAGAATATGGCGACGACATCATCCAGTGTATGTTTTCCAACTAAGTGACAGTCAAAGGGTTCACCGGATTTCTTTGTCTTGTTACATGTAGCGATGATGTTATCCTCATAATTACCCAAAGTGATCCTGGTTAAAGGAGATGTAGTCGTAGTCGAGTTCCCTCCCTGTAACTGCATGGCAAAGGCTAATGTGAGTATGTAGGCTTTCATCATTCATCCCCCACATACCAGTACGGCAAGTCCGGGTCCTGCAGGTACAACTCCCAGTACAGAATCATCGTAAGCATCATTACCTCCTTGTCAAGTCAAAGAACCTCTTTTCAAGATCACGGTCGGTGGCAAAGTCCCCTGCGAGTTTGTACGTGATGAAATCTGCATCAGAACGGACTCCCCGAATTCTTGTGCAGTCATGTCTGCCGGCAACGAGGCAAGCAGCTCCACGGACACCAGGACAGATCTCGAGTAGAACACGTAGGCAGTCTTTGGTAAACTTCTCCTGAAGTACAGGGCCAGTATTGCATTCATCAAGCACACGAGCAAGTTTGCTAAGACCCAGAACATGCCCGTTCGGAATATACGCGATGGATACCCGAAGGTCGACAGGTAAGAGATGGTGAGGACACATTGTGTAAAGAGTATGACCGCGCAGAAGAATAAAGTCGTTGAAGTCCTCTGGAAACGTAGCCCACTCTCTGTCTTTGGGTCCAAACAGCTCAGCGTACATCCGTGCAACGCGTTCGGGGGTGTCTCGGTAGTTACGGTCTTGTAGTTCACAGTCCAGGCCTTTCAGTATAAGCTCAACGCCAGCTTCAATCTTTCCAAGGTCCAAGATGAACCTCTCTTTCATAGATAAGATACAGCCATGTGATAGCTTTAACCAGTATTCTTCTTCGCCCGGCACTGTACGGATCCAGGCGTTGGAACTCACCAAGTTTAAGGCGAGTTTCACCGAGAGCATGTGAAAAATCATTTGATGGGTTAGTTTCGTAGAAGCCTCCGTCAACGCCGTAGTGTTTCTTCTTTTCCCGAAGGAGGTCGCTGACATCAGCGAGCATCTTGACCAGGATTTGGCCTCGTAGTTCGTCGCTAATTGGGGGTGATGATTCTGTATTCATCCTTTTCGTCCTCCTCACTTGGGCCTCTCGGCGCCATCATGTCTTGCTTGAACTTTTCCCAGAACCGTAAAGATGCTTCTCGATATCCAGGTCCGCTAACGGCTTCATTGTAATGGCGGCGGATAACCTCGCCGGTGTCGTTGTTATGTGCCACGATATCGTAACACAGCTCGGGCCGGAAGTGCTGACCATATGCGATAGAGTACTTGCCAAGCGTGCTAACTGCCTCGTCAATCGGGGTGAACTCCTCTGGATATCCCCGTCGAAGCGGTATACGCTTGACTCCGTGCGGACGTTTCTTCTCATTCATCTTCCCTCCGGTGGAATGGGTGAAGGGTGCCATCAGCCTGCAGGAAGAGTTTCTTGAGGTTATTGGACTTTTCGTATACGGAGACCTCTTCGCCACAGGTCTTGCAGGTGAAGCGGCTTTCGTACTTGTAACCGTGTTCGTTCAGGAGGGTTTCAGTCCATACGCTTGGATATATCATCAGCGTACCCCCAGGAATTTGTGTAGTTGGACGCTCAGGCGCCAGTGTGGAAAGTGCTCCAGAATAGCCTGGGCCAGTTTCATGTTGACGGGGTCCACCGCCAGCTCGTCGTTGATCGGCTGGACGAAGACGTTGGGGTGATTGAGGATCTCATCCGGGATATCTTTGAGGAGGAAGTTCCGGTCGATCAGGAGTTTGATTTCGTCGGCGACGTCGATCATCTCCCGCAGACAGCCGTGCTTGGGGCTGACGGTGATCCACAGTCCGATGGGTTCGTATAGGATGGTGCCGGATGTCTCGATGTGGATGCGTTTGTCGAAGTCAAAGGCTAGCTTACAGAGTTGGTTGAACGCAGGGGTGTCTTTGTGCAGGAGGGGTTCGCCTCCCGTGAGGCAAATGTGGTCCTCCCACGTTTCCTCAATGAGGCTCACCACTTCCGTTGCTGTGCCGTGGAAGAAGTCGGTGTCGCACCAGAAGTTCCTTCCGTCGATCGTGGTGCACTGCGCAGCTCTGGCTCCGGTCTTGAGGATCGGAAAAGCCTGATCAGACGTCGGGAGCTGACGCCCAACATTACACCCAGCAGTACGAATAAAATGCATGGGAGTGCCGACATGTAGTCCCTCTCCTTGTATACTGTGAAAGTGTTCAGCTACGGGTAGTGTGGTCAGCATCATACTCCAATCTTAGTAGTTCCGCGGAGGACGTGCAGGTCTCCTCCAGCCTGAGTTTGTACCACTTTATGAGTTGAAGTTGACCGCCGATCGCATGGAGCAGGTTTTCGCTCGTGGGGTAGAAGTTCGGAGGTAACCACGGTACCATCCAGTTGTCATGCGCGTGACGGTCTTCCATCTCGTGTACGTCGGTGAGGATATGCCCCCAGGTACCAAGATGCCTATGGTCCAAGCTATCGATGATAGGTTTGACGAGTTCGCTGATCTCGGCGAAGTCCCGGACGAAGCCGGTTTCCGAATTGATGGCGCCGCTGATGTGTACGTGCAGCTGCCAGCTGTGTCCATGCAGTCGGCTGCATTTACCGGGGTGTCTGGGCAGCACGTGGCTGGCTTCAAACCTGAATGATTTTGTCAGTATCATCGTTGGCGTCTCTTTCTCCGGCGGTCCAGCGAGGACTCCACGCAGATAGCGAAGAGTCCCCACAGGAGCGGGATTAGGATTGCGATCATTTGCCTTCGCAGGCGATAGCTGCGTTGGCGGTCATGCAGGCTTCGCGGATGAGTCTGACAGCTGCCGAGACGTCTGCGCCCTCGGGAGCGTCCTCGACGATGGTCATGGCAAGTTGATGTCCAGCATCTCGAATGCGTTGGTATTTCGGGAGCTGGTCAGGAGTCGGAGAATGATACGTGAACCAGTGTTGCAATTGCTCGTCTGTAATTTTCACTTTGCCATTGCTCCCTTCGGCCCTTCCTGCAGCGATTTGATGTTGAACGGCGCGATCTTGCCGCGTTTTTCACCCTGGTACGTCTCATGGTCGATCTTGACAAAGAGTTCCCCGTCGTTGATCCGTTCGGGGTCGTGACCTTCGGGACTGGGTTTGTAGCCGACGGCCTCATAGTACGCCTTCAGCTTGGCCAGTGCGTGAGGCTGAAGCGACGCCATGTCAAAGAGGACCCGGCCGACGTGAGGCTCGTTCTGAACCTTCATCCAGATGCACCACATCGGTTCGCCGGAGTTCTCCGACATGCGCTCTTCTCCCTTCGTGATCCTGACGTGGTACCAGCCTTCTGCGGGTAGGTCCCCCCACTTCTCAACCTTGCTCATGTCCTGCGCGTATTGTGGACTCACTTGGTCACCCTTTCCTGTTTTGAATTATACTACGGACTGCGTTGTTCAGTGCGTCTTTCACTGCCGGTTCAAACTGCGACGCGGCAATATCGTATTGAACGCCGTGGACCTCGCGGACGTTGCTGTCGGCCTGCACCAGCAACTTCAGCTTGGGCCATTGGTCGATGACTGTTACCGTGAACGACTTGTTCATAGTGCCGCTACCCTCTCTAGGTCGGTGATAAACGGGGTGTAGTCATCCGACTCCTCACTGTTGTATTGAGTTACCGTGATGCCTTCGGGAAACTGCCCGTCCTTGCCTTTTAAGACCTTTGAACCGTGGTCGATATCAAATATGTGCATTGGACGAGGAAACGATAGCATACTGCGAGTTTTACCCACTCCTGGGACTCCATAGAGCATCCAGATCCACGGAGCTCCCCAGACCAGTTGTGGATTCTTCTCCACAAGACTCCGGAGTTCGGAATAGTTAGCAGGGAGGATTCCAGCTGAATTAACAAGGGTACCTCCGAATCGGTCCTTGGCCACCCAGTTGTCCCCAGCGGTACCGTCGCCGAGAGGTTCGGGCTTGCAGATCCAAGAAGGCGTTCCATTGACAAGTCGAACTCGGAAGACATTGTCGCATACCCCCATCATTTCGGTTGGTGCGGTGGAGCCAGGGATGTTCGGCCAGCCCATCACGGCAATCGGCTCTGCAGGCGTTTTGCCCTTCGTCGTCATGACCCCGCCTCTGGCGTAGATCTTTTCAACTTGCTCGTGGACTAGCATCACGACTTCTATGCCTCCCTTATCCCGGTAGTCTTTGAATCGTCGGCATACCATGTTCATGCGTTCGGTGCAGCCGGGATAGTTGTTCATGGCACGGATCTGCTCGGTCAAGCTACCGTTACTGGCAATAGTAGCGTGCTTCTTCATGTCGAAGGAGAAGGCCAAGCGGCTCCACTCGTGCGCGCTGTCGATTACCATGGTCTTAGGTCTGGTGGTTGGATACTGATTAACGTGTTCAGCTGGCATCACTGTGCCTGCGCATACGTCAGGGGGTCCGAGACTTTGTTTTCGACGAAGGCGTCGAGACGAATTCGACAACTGTCGCATCGTCCGCAAGCCAGCTCGCTTCCTTCGTAGCACGACCACGTAAGGTGAAGGGGAGCTTTGAGCTCCAGCGCAAGAGCCACCACACTAGCTTTAGACGAATTGATGATGGGAGCGTGCACTTGTATAGAACGGTTTGATTCGTATCCACGTCGAGTAGCATAATGCGCAAGATGGTTCCACGCGGATACAAAGACAGGACGACAGTCCGGGTATCCGGAGAAGTCCACCGCGTTGAATCCTGTGATGATGAAGTCAAGGTCGAGTGCCTCCGCGTAGGATTGGGCGATTGCCAACAGGATCGTATTCCGCCCGGGAACATACGATCGGGGTACCCTGGCCGTCATCGCACTGAGTGCTCGATCACGAGGTAGAACCTCGGCAGGATTAAGAAGTGCTGATGCCGTGCGTATACCGTCGAGGAGCTGCGGCAGATGAAGTACCGTGTGGTCGAGATGATAGAAGGCCGACACGTCCATGGCAGCCTTAACCTCCCGATCGTGACGTTGACCGTACAGAACGGAAAGCGCATGGGTGACCTCGTATCCGTCGCTCTTTGCCACGGCAGTGGCGGTGCAGCTGTCGAGACCTCCACTAAGTAGCACTATACTTTTTCGACTTTGCATATCTCTTGGCCCTTTCGTAGTCTCCCGCGAACGGGATGTAAGCGTTCGTGACAGGTGAGATGTTACTCTGGTCAACATTCTTGAGAACACCGACGTGCTGGTGGCATCGCTGGCATTTGATACAGGTCCAGATTTCATTCTGCATGATGATGACGGTCCTGGAACGGTCGATTTCCAATTCACCGCCGCACTCACTGTGAATCATCCACATCGGTTATTGGTACCTCTCCTTCTGCTGGTTTTGGCGCTGGCAGGCCCAGATGCTTGTAGTACTCCAGCTCTACGTAGTCGAGTTCCCGAGTGCGGAACTCTCCTGGTTGGACAACTCCATTCCGCTTACAGACATCCCAGAAGTCACACCGACGATTGTAAGACATACAGGATTGTGTGTTTCGGTAAAACTCCCGGAAAGGATCTTCTGCACCATCAGCTCCTTCGAAATCCCGAGCGATTCTCGCCATTTCATCTTGAAACTCGCCGAGGTCATCCTCACTTCGAAGGTACGGTTCCCGCTCCGGACTGTAATCGAAATCGAAAGGGTTTTGGTTCTTGGCTGGCTTGGGGCTTTTTTCCATGAGGACTCCATTGATTGGTAGACCTGTTGCCTTTCTGACCCCCCAGACGTAGCAGGAGATCTGTAGTGCGAGGTACCACTGATCCCACCAGATTTCTTGTTTCATGCCGGAGGTCTTACGCTCGAGGATCCAAATAAGGCTGTTCCACTGGAGGACTCCGTCGGTCCTGCCGCGGACTTTGTGGTTCATCACGCATCGGAAGTCTCGGCAGTCCTCTGCCAGATGACCTCCAGTACGCTTGTCGTCTGGATAAAGTATTCGATGTACGTACAGACAGTGGTGTTCTGTATGAGGCAGATCGACACAAAATTCCACTTCGGGTTTGAGCACGGTCCAGGTATCCTGTTCAGACTGATTAGCCTGGGCGTTGAGCATTCGCTTGACCAGCTCGATGTTCCGCTCATGGATCGGTTTTTCTTCGGGAAGGATGAAAGTCTTTGCCAATTCCTCTCGGTAGAGGGTCTCGGCAGCGGCAAGGGCCTTGACACGCCCACCGCCTGAATTGAGCACGGCGCACCCCTTGTGATAAGCCGACCCAAGCGTTAAAGGTTGGGTAAGGCTCCTCGATGTCAACCGTTGGTTGTACCACCACTGGAGGCGTCTGCACTTCAGGAAGAAATTCGCCCGTGAGGCGTTGATGATCACGAGTGTTTACCTCGAGCATGCTCAGGAGATCGCCGATCAACATTCGGAGCATATTCCGTCCTCCAGTCCTTCGGATTCCTAAACTCACCGTGATAGCTTACACAGTGATGTTTGGTCTCCGCGTGGAGATGCGCCGAGTCAAGCGCTTGGGCCACTTGCTCGACGTTGGTACACATCAGTCTAAAGCCACATCCACATGCAACTGTCAGTCTGATCTGCATTCTTCCTCCCGTTTGGGTCTTGGACTAACTTCGACTTCCAGTGAGGAGGGCGTCCCCGTTCAGCGGTCCGAAAGCCGCCAACCCCCCTCACTCGAAGCCGAAGCTTCGAGTACTGCCGGGATGCAACTTACGACGCGTGGGTGGCTTCCGCTTCGTCTTCGCCCTCTTCCGGAACTTCGGCTTCGTCCATCAGCTTCGCCTCTGCCGCGGACTCCGCCTGCGCGTTGACCTGCGCCCAGAGGTTCGGGTAAACAGCACCGGTTTTGGGATCCACGACCTCGGACGGAGTGGCCAGGGCCTGTTCCTTCATCTGCTTGAACTTCTCCCGTTGCTTGGCCTGGTAGGTCTTCATCCCACCCTTAGCATACTGCTTCTTCTGTTGGACCTTCTGGCGGACGCGTACCTTTGTCAGCTGCTCGGCGATTTGTGACGGACTCAACTTCGAGATCTCCGCACTGATCGCCTGCATGTCGACCGCGATTGCCTGTGTGTTTTCAGCCATATCGGTTGCTCGCTCTCTGGTGGGTGTACGTGGCCACCGCACGATTTGTGATTCAGTAGACAGTATACTATATTTGAGAATCAAAATCAATGCCCAGTGGGACTGTCCAGTGGTTTATCCCTCCGAGCGTACCTTGTCAAGTTTGGTCCTCTCTTCGCTAAGTGTTCGGATGAAGACGTCGAGGTAGTCCGCCGAGGCCTGCCAGCTGTGCCGACTGAGGCCGTCGATGATGTCCTTGGCCTGTTGTTCGTATTCGTCTCTGGCGTCGTACAGGTGGAATACCCGACGGAGGTTCGTTGAGCCCTCAGGGTCGAACCCGTTGCGTCCCAGAGGACTCTGCTCGATTTTATATATGTAGACTTCGAAGCCGCTGTTGACGCCTGCTTGGCACCTGGCTGTCAAGTCCTCTTCGCTGTCTGCGGCGATGAGGTATCCATATGAGGCACCCCTTCCGTGGTAACTCACGAAGTAGTTAGTGGGCATCTGGCAACCCATGTCCGAACAGATCATCAAAGCAGACTTCACAGATACCCGTAATAGCGTATTCGTTGAAGCCTGCTTGACTGTAGCAACGGGGACGAGCTGGTTGCCGACACTTAATGCAGTAGCCCTTCTCTCGCTGCTCAGTGTCGAAGCCGGCCGCTTTTGCCGCGTCTTCTTTCAACTTCTCTAACTCAGTCTTCTCTTTCATTTCGGGTCCTCCGTCAACAGCTGTTGGTACAGGCTGATGATGTCCAGCTGTTGTTGTTTGAGTTGCAGCGCGAGCTCGTTCAACAGGTCTACGATTTCCAGTCGATCATCTGGGGTGAACTCGCGGTCGTCAGCCATAAGGACACGGCTGTACAACCGGTCACTTTGCTCCACTGTTCTGGTCAACTTCTCCATCGCTACGCGTGATGGTGCGGCCATCGGTTTTCCTCCTTGCTGCCAGAATGTGCTGCTCTTTGTACCAAAGCATTGTGTAGCCGACTTCTTCCATATCCTGGGCGCAGGCTATGAACGCGATGATGTCGTCCTTCTCGTGGGTTTTGATCATCTGCCTCATGGCTTTGTAGCCTTTGTCCAGGATCAGCCGGACCTGGGCATCTTGTTCCGGTTTCGTCGGTTCCTGAAAGCTGACAAACCACGGCCTGTCAGAATTGTATGTTGTCATCGAGTGGCTCCACTGGAGGATGTTCAACGAGTTTGTCGTCACTGGGAGGTCTCTCGACCTCCCTCAGCAGACCCTTGTACTGTTCCGGGTATGAAGCGAGCCATTTGTTAAACGACTCAGCGCACTTCCGACAGAGGTCCAGGTACTTGAGCGGACTCTTGTCATGGGCACGGTTGACCTCGGACATCTCAAGGACCACATTGCGGAGGGCGTCGATTCGGCAACGGCAGCGGTCACACTCAGTGTAGTTGGACATCACTCACCTCCCGCTTCCGTCTCGGCTTCCTGTTCGATCCTCTCTAACTCATCCTTGTCCAGCAACGTCTTGGCCATCTTGATCATCATGCCTTTCTTAATCGTCTGCTTCTTGTGGTACAAGTTCCTCTGCACGATGAAGTCATACGACCACTGTAACCAGGCGACCATATTACGGAGGTCCACCTCCTGCTCGTCCTCAAGCGTCTCCGCGTACTCAGCTAGAAACTCCTCCTGTTTCTTAATCAGCCCAGCAAGCCCATCCAGTTTCGTCGGCATCTTGTTCGCTGTTACGTCGTCGTTTGCCATATTCGTCTACGCTTTCTGGTTGCGCAGAGGCAACCTGTTCGGAGTTAGGTGGTGGATACTTCGCTATCATCTCTTGCAACTCAGCTTCACTTACTTCCTCTGCTCGTATGTTACCCTTTTCATCTACCATTCCAGGGTATTTTCTCTTGTATTCCTCCTGTAGTTGCCTCAACTTCTCATCGGAGTTAGGCGTCACCCCTCTGAGAATCTTTTGTTCATCGGGACGGTCTGGCGGCCTACCCGGCTTCGCGTAGTAGAAGTCGTTGAACTCCTGTTCGGTCATCTCCAACCCAAGCTTATCCTTGTAGTCTTTGATGATCTTCAGTACTTTCCCTTTCTCCGGGTGCTCATCCGGCATCAGCGCATAGATCCTCTCCCACCGCTTGCACTTCGAGCGGTACGAGTTCATCGTGGTTCTGGCCAATCCCATTGAGTTTCCTTTCTTGCTTGCTTTATTTGGTCTTCTGCACGAAGCCTTTCTTCCATAATAGAATAATCAAGCTAAAGCTAGCTCCCACCGGACCACCCCACTCCTTATAGTATATATATGTTTAATTATAAAATCATTAAATACTATAGAGAGGTGGAGTCTGGTTTGCTTGGGTTATCCGTTTCCCGAACAAAGGCTTCGATCCTCGTACCATTATACTATAGCAGGGGCACAAAAGCAAGCCCCAGTGGTACACATCAGTGGGACTCAGCATCCTTCCACCAAGGTTGGTCAGCTTTGACGTCGCCGTCACCGACGAAGACCCGATAGGCGCCAAGCGGCGTTGACATCACGCTGACAGGCGCGCCGACTTTCTTATCCCACCAGTCGATGACCTCCGCCGGCGAGTGAAACTTATTGCTCCAGTGACGTTTGCCCTCTGCATCCAGCCACTCTGCCCAGAAGCTGTCACGGTATCCTGGGTTATGCTCTACGACTACCCACCCGAGGTATTTCATATGTCCATTCCCCTTTCACGTTTGTCCGCACACGAGTTGCAGTACGCGTAGTCGGGTCGCAGCTTGACCATCCTGTCACAGCCCTGGCAACGCTTCAACCGGGACTCCTTCTGCACCTGCTTGTAGAACTCCCGCACCTCGTCGTCGTCCATATCATGCCACTCACCGAAGTTATCATCGTAATACGTCGTCATGGCTTCACCGCTCCTTTCAACTGAGCCTCTCGCTCCAGGTCCTTGATATCCAGGCCTTGTTCCTTCAGACGGGCACCCAACAGCTTCATCCGGTCCCTCTCCCGCTGACTGCGCTTCTTGTGGCTCTCCGACTGATACTCCATCTGATAGATAGCCCGATTGACGAGTGCCACGATCTCAGCGTCGTTGAACACTCCTCTGACGCTGTCTGGCCCAGGAAGACCTCCTTCCTCATCCCCCATCGTCTGGAAGTTCGCGTCACCCTTGGCGTTCCTCGGAATTACCTTATCCTTCAAACGGATCTCGATCGCCATCTTCCTTTCCTCCCTTTGCAATCTGTTCTAGCTTCACACCGCCATATTGCCAAATCGGCTCACTGAAGACACCTAACTTCAACTCCGTACAACGTTGAGCTTGGTCTGTGTCGAATATTGCCCACGTACCAAACAGTTTCCAACTTAAGCCGTTGTCATCCGGCTCTGTCAACAGGTTCAAGTTCAAGTCGGCGAGCTTGTCGAACTTATACGTATGCAAGCCGTCTTGGTCCTCATCATACAACACTAGTATGATCATCTGTTTACGTACACATCCTTTCTCGTGTTCTTCTCCGCGTGCCTTCGAAGAATGGCTTTTGCAAAGAACCGCACTTCGTTCAGGTTAGCCGCGTCGATCGGAGGAAGGAACAGGCCTCCACGAGCGCCATCACCCATAGCATGACGCCGAAGCATGTCCTCGCAGGTCTCTTCAACATAACGAAGATACTGCTTGACGTTCAACAAGCTTTTCCTTGGCATCACATCATCCCCTTTCTATACGCGTATATTACTACGTAATCGGGCATCACTCGGACTTCAACTATCTCATACTGAGTGACATCCACGTGTTCAAACGTCAGTGGCGACGACGCATTCGGTTGCGCTGATGTGGTACTCACATCCACGCACGTCTTAGACTCATGCTTTTGAAACTCCTTCTCATACACCTGATCAAACATCTCCCTACGGCCTTTCTTAACCCTCACCACAACTTTCATCGCTCGATCGACCATCCTTTCTTCCCGTGAGTCTCCGACCCGTCCTTGGACCACGTCAACGCGCGGAAGCTGAACCACTCTTCTCGTCCCTCCACCTCCCTATAAGTGTAAAACGACCACCAACCTGGATCATGCGCGATGCAGAAGTACCTACCCATCACGCAAATGTGAAAGTTCAAGTTGTCATACCACGTCAGCTTCAGTCTTTCCATGATGATGCCTCCTTCACCAACTCCCAGCTGTTCATGCACTGCTCCATTTCCTCATCTGTGGGATCCCCTTTCAACTTGGGACACCACATCTCACTCGCATCAGGATGCCAACAGCTCTCGTCTTTGTCAAACATCATTCCTTCGAAGCACTCTACTCCCCTGCCAACCGAATGGCCCGCGCCGAACAACTCCGTCTTGTGATGCTTGCAGACCCACACCCACTTCTCATACTGCCACTCGATCCTAATCGGCTTCTCTTTCCATTCCATACACATCTCCTCTTCGTCGTATTATACTACAAACAAACAGCAATGGCAAGTCCCAGTGGGACACAGTGGCCTATCCAGCTAGGTCGCCCGACTTGTTGCAATTACACAGCAAGCCGATGAACGCCTTACCGCAATCTGCGCAGATCTTCTCGTCCTCACACTCCTCCCACTCCTGGTCCCAATCGAGCGTCGGAATCACACCAAGCAGCTTGAGTGCCTCCAACCTCGCCATCAACGTCACCGCGTCTCGCTCCGTCTCCACATACACACTCTTCCATACTCTCATGGTCTCCACCTTTCTCCGTACAAACCACGTTTGAACTCCCAGATCAACCTTTGCAGCAACATCAGCAACTGGATCATCCGTCTACCTCCTTCTTCACCGCCATTAGTCTCCGTTCACCCTTCACCTCAAACCGACTTCCTCCAATCGCTGGTGCCAACAGTTCACTCTGGAACACTCTGACCGCGAGCGCCTTCGTGTACTCCAACGTTGGCATCAGCCTAACCCACCGTCCATCTTGCCTCTCAAACAACCCGTACAGTCGCTTGCTCATCATCGTGCTCCTTTCCACCAACACAGATAGGTAGGTCAAGTAGACTTTCATCTACTCAACCTACCAGGTTGTATGTTCATCCGAGCCTCTTACTACTTGCTGCCGTTCTGGCCGTTCTGGCCGTTGACCGCCGCCTTGAGCGCAGCCTTCACCAGCTTCATCTTCGCATTCCTCACCTGTGTGTACGCCTTGCGGTAGGCGACATTATTGATGAACCCAGCGATCTGCTTGGGCGTCAACGTGGGGTTCTGCTTGGCAACCTTCAGGACCTGCTCGCTCGTCTCACTGACCTTCGTAAAGTTAATCATACGTCACCTCGTTTGGATTTGACAGCAACATCTCATCTACAAATCGATTATATCACAGATATTTTGAAAGTCAACATATATTTTAAATTCGGGAATACCATGAATACTATGAATACCAGTATTACCCTAACTTCTCCTTTCCTTCTTCCGTCAACATGTACACTCCGTCCGACGTCCTTCTTACAACTAGGCCTTTATTGCGTAAATACATCAGCGTATCATACACCATTCCATTAACCGGCTTGTTGATGAAGTGGCCTTTCTCCTCACGTTCCTTCCTGTGTTGGCGGTTCATTTGCACCATCACAGGATTGGTATTCAACTCCCTACAGGTGGCCGGCAGACAGCTGACAACTGCTTTGATCCAATGTTGCATACTACCTCCTTTTGAACTTGGACAACTTTGCCACGCGCCCTGCTCTGTGGACGACGACGGTGCAGACTTCGGGCCTTGGAGGGGTTTACCCCGAAGCGGCGAATCCCTCAGACCGCTCACCACGCGCTTACTTCAGCAACCCCTTCAACACCTTCATCCTCTCATACCGCGCCTTCATGTACGCAGCGCGCTTGGCCACCACTTCAGGACGCTTGTTATACTCCTTTCGATACTGTTCATTCTTCTGCAACCTCTCTATGTCCAGACTAGTAAACCCCAACTCCAACAGCTTAGCTTCTAGTCCATTAGGCTTGTTGCTAGTAACAACGTTGACACCAGTTACCTTCTTCATATTGCCTCCTTTGGCAATACCACTACGATTACCCCCGCGCCCCCCTAAAACCGGTGCTGGCGAGCGGGGGGGTTAACGCCCCACAAAAAATCTGTCCGGTGGGCCTGGTCTGTTGCCTATCAAAAAATTTTTGGCCCAGTGGGGGCTTGCCAAAGCCGGCCAAGCTGTGGTATAATAGGCGTGGATGGCAAGACAGCAGGCGGGGAGGTGCATCCGCCAGGATCGCTTTGCTCGGTTGGAAGTTCTAAGGAGGCCAATATGGCTGGACGTAGCTTAGGTCAACGTGACGCGGGGTTGCCAGGTGGCAGTGAAATGTCCGGAGAGGTACTGACGCCGCCTGAGGGTGAGCGGCCCACTGGGGCTCGAAGTAGTATCGCGGTTGGCTCGAAGGTCATCTTTCACGGTAGGGTGGAAGAGCCTTATGAGAACGATGGCCCCCCACTCGGCTCGTATCACGGCTCGACGGGTCCGCTGCCGAAGGACCAGTAATGGTCATAGCACTGGCGGTTTTGTTCATGATCGTCGGCGCCTTGTGGTACGCCTTGACGAATAACCAGAAGCAGATGGCCCTCGCGTTGTGGGTATTCGCCGCGGGGTGCTTCGGTGTGGTATTCGAGTTCGGCACCTGGTGGCTAAGCTGGGGCGGGAGGCATTGATGGGCCAGACTAATATTCAGGTCCCGATTGAAAACCGGGATCCAAACGCGTACGTGCAGGAGAACAGGGAGTTTGCCGTAGGCGAGCAGCGGAAGACTTGTCCAGGTCCTGTGCAGATGGGGGAGACGCCGCGGTCACCGGCCTCTTGCCTCTTGATGCACGGACGAGAGCAACCGGCGGTGCAGGCAAGTGACATGCGGTATGGTGAGAGAATGTCGCGTGGGTTCTCTCAGCATATGTCGGGGCGTGAGAATGTGGACCCCGACCCGCCGGTGGCTACTAGTAGTGAGAGGCTCAAGCTTGGAGGGGATCACCTCCCACACGGCATGGACCACTATGACCATGTGACGGGCACCAGGCACGAGTAGCGGGGGCCACATGTACGGTGATGAACAGAGTCCGGGTGGTAACGGATTGCCGAATGGCAACAAGGGCCTCGGGAGATCCGCTGCCACCCAAGGTGTCAGGGAAGAGATGTTGCTGAAGCTTCTGCTGATGGGCTTCACGGTCAAAGAGGCCTCTGGGCAGATGAAGTACTCGTACCAGTCGCTGTGTAAGATCAGCAGGCAGCCGGAGTTCCTCGTCAAGCTCAGGGGTCTGTCAGGTGAGATCGCCCAGCGACTGATCGAAGAAATGTCGATGAATACGGTCGAGTTCGCCAAGAAGCTGGAGGAGGCTTCGGCAGCGGCGTTGGACGCGATGATCAAGATGATGGATGATCTGGAGAAGCATGGGCCGAGTAAGCTACGGATGCAGATAGCGCAGGACTTGTTGGACAGAGATGCCAGGAGTAGCCGGACAAAGAGGTTGGACATCGGGGGTCAGGTCAATCACGATTTCATAAGCCCGCAGGTTCTGCTGCACGCCGCCAGCGTGGCTCGTGAGGTCGAGGGGAAGAGGCTCGAGAGTGGCGGAACAACCGTCATTGACATCACAGGGCAAGACAATCCTGCAGATAGCGGAAACGGGCAAAGCGGATGAGTTGTGGGATGAGCTCCGGTTCAAGTCGGACAACTCCCTATACTTTTTCACGAAGACCGTGATGAACTACCGGGATCTGACAGAGGACCTCCATCTGCCATTCTGCCTCCGGATTGAGGAGGACCTACCGCTGTTGCTCAAGGGCTACCTGATGATGCGGGGAAGTTTCAAGTCGACGATCAGGACCAAAGCGTACAGCCTTTGGGCGTACCTTCGCGATCACGAGCAGGGTATCCTCATCCTCGGGGAATCAGACACCGTCGCCAAGAAAGCACTTATCGATATCAAGTGGCACATCCTCAACAACCAGCTTCTCCGGTGGCTGTACCCTGAACTCAAGAAGGTTGACCCCGACAGCACCAAGTGGACGGATGCGGAAATCCTTCTTCCCCGTGAGGGATCCTATGATGAGCCCACTATCACCTGTGACGGAATCGGAGCCAAGAGGACCGGTTTCCACTACTCGGAAGTCATCTTTGACGACCCTATTGGAGACAAAGCTGCAGCGAGTGAAAGTGTTATGGACGCTGCATGGGAATGGATCGAGTACAGTCGTGGTCTCCTACGAGACGCGTCTACGTCGAAAAGGACGTTTGTGGGAACTCGATGGAAGCATGGTACGGGTGACGTATATGGACGTCTGATGGCCAAGATGCCGGAGATGCGGTGGTACATCCGCAGCGCCATCGAGAACGATAAGCCGACGTTTCCCCAGCGCCTAAGCATCTCCACCCTGGCGCAAATCCGGAACGAACAGGGTGACTATAAGTTCAACTGCCAATACATGAATAACCCGACGGCACCGGGAGGAGCGGACTTCGAGCCGGGTTGGATCCAGGAGTATGAAGTTGCAGCCGACGGCTCCACAATCCTACCCTGTGATGGATCTCCCCCCATCAGCACGAAGGCGCTCCTCCGGATGTCGATGTACGACGTCAGCGCAGGGGGCAAAACGGCTGGGGCCGAAAACGCGATAACGTTCGCCGGCATGGACTACCTTCGGCGTGCCTTCATTCTGACATCGTGGGCGGAGAACTGTACCATCGGCAAAGCCGTAGAGAAGTGGCATAACCTCAATGACCAGTGGCAAGCGTACCACAACCACTACGAACTTGTCGGCGCCCAGAAAGCCGTCGAGGACTTCTGCAACGAACGCTTGGGTCCTTGTCCGTATTGCGACGCTGGACACGTCAAAGACGGCAAACTGCTGAAGGCAGCGCACCGGCGCATCAAGCCGATCGGCATAAAACCACCGGGCGGCAACATGAACAAAGAGGACCGCATACGGCTGTACGCCCAGAAACCCTTCCAAGAGAAACGCGTCTACCTGCATACATCGATGCACGCCCTCCGCTCGCAGATCATCGAGTTCCCGCATGGCACCCTCGTGGACCGCTTTGACACCCTCGCGTACCTCCTGCATCTGCTCCGCGCTCCGCTGTCAGACTCGGACATCCAGAGTCAAGTAGCAACCGAGCAAGTGGCCATGCATAAATCAAAACCGTTCATCCAGACGGAACACGACTACGGAGGCTACTCACGTTGAGAGATGGACGCAGGTGCGGTGGTCAGATCCGGATTGACGGTTTTCCCTACCCGGGGTTTCCGTTCCGGGGCTCACGATCCAATACCCTGCGTCCATCTCTACATGTGAGCCTAAAAAACCCCGGGGAACAGCGGGGGATGGGGGCCTTATTCAACCATTAATTCAGCTCGACATTGGCGATGACATGAAGGGACAACTCGTCAAGCAGTTGACCGACGTCCTGCAGAACTGTATTACGGCTCGATCCAACCAGATCGATTCGAAGTATACCAGGTGGATGGATAACTACTCCGCGAAGCCACTGGAGGCAGTCCGGACCACACCGTACTACCGGGCGTCGAACTTCGTCCCGCAGCTGATCCGGATGCACACGGATATCCTCTCCGCCCGTATCTACGGTCTGATCATCGCCACCAAACCAATGTGGAATCCGAAATCGCTCATGACCCTCGACCACGGTGCGATTGAAGCCGTCACCGAGTGGATGGACTACATCAGTAAGTTCCAGCTGAGGCTTCCCGAGGTCTTCGACATGGGGATCTTTCGTGCGTTCAAGACAGGACACCTGATGCTGAAAGGTCCCTGGGTCGAAGAAAGTATCTGGAAGGTCAAAGGCCTGTCGCCGACGGGCAAAGACTTGGACAAAGAGGAACAAGTCACCGACTTCATGGATCTGAAACCCGTGGCGTTTGACGACATCTACATCAACCCGATCACCGTCCAGTACGCCCGGGAAGCTGAGCACATATTCCACCGCCTTAGGATGACCAAATACCATGTCGAACAACGGAAAGCCAACAACGTATGGGACAAGGACGCCTGTGACAAAGTGCTGGGTGGACCTGATAACAATGAGGGAACTGCGAGACAGGCACAGGCAGAAGAAGCAGGCATATCACTTACGAAGGACGTTACTCGACCTTACTCCGTTTTCGAGGCGACATTTAATTATCAACTTGAACCTGGAAGAACCTATGAGCTGGTCGTTGTATTCAACCCTAAGGTGCCAGGCAAGGATGGTTACCTCCGAGGGTACTACAACCCACTTCGATACGTGAAGAACTGTTACACCGAGATAAAATTCCTGCCACGGGAGGACTTCATCTATGGATATTCCATCCCGGAAATCCTCGAACAATCCCAAGAGGAACAAGCCCAAATTCACAACGCTCGCAGAGATAGCAACACAATTGGAAATATCCCAACTTTCAAAAAGAAAAAGTACGCAGACGTCCCCAATCCCAGTAGTGAATGGTACCCCGGTAAAGTCTTCGAACTAGACCAAATGGACGACATGGACGTCCTGAACCTTCAGGTGAACTACAACTCCATGATCGATGAAGAGAGATACCTGATGTCTCTCGCGGAGCAGTATACCGGCGTGCAGCCCCCGATGCAAGGTTACGGTTCCGGTGTCATGCAGGGTAAGCGTGGTATCTACAGCAGCCAGGGTACCTTGGCGATGCTCGCCGAGGGTAACCGTCGACTTGACATATACCTAAGCCGCTCGCGATACTCGTTTCACGATCTCGGGAACCTGATCTACCAGTCGTATAAACAATACCGGCCTGACGGAGCCGAGTTCGCAGCATGGGGAGAACGTGGTGATGCCGTCAGAAAAACCTTCAAACTCACAGAACCAAAAGGATTCCCGGGATTCTTCTTCAACCTCACTGCGTCGGATGCAGGAGCGAATAGGGAAGTTGAACGCACGAGTCTCCTTCTTATGGCTAACACAATGGGGGCGTATTACAGACAGATTACGGAGGCAGCCGGCCTGGTCACCCAGCTACCGGAAGGTCACCCCCTCCGCCAGGTCCTCGTCGCCGTCCTTGATGGAGCTAAGGACCTCGCCAACCGGCTTCTCTTTGCATTTGACGTCGGCGATCGCAAACAGCTCGTGCCCGACGTGCGCCAGCTACTGGGAGCTAGCGGTAAAGACATTGCTGCATCCGTTGACAGAACAGGACTGCCAGGCTCTGACCAGACTCTTTCAATCGACCGACTTCGAAATCTTTCGCAAAGTATTACAAATCAGCCGAGCGGAGGTCTCGCGACGCCTGGCGGAGGAAGATGATCCGCTGGAGACGATCCGGTGGCAGGGTGACATGCGACGCATACGAATCATCGAATGCTTGCCGATAGAGGTACAAGGGATTCTCGCTGCGTTTGTCGAGCAGGACAAACGTAACAGGGAGCTACAGCGGGAAAAGGAGAAACGCGCAAATGAAGTACGGTAGACTATTTCCAAGGTTGTACTTTTCATCGACGCCTGTCTTCGGCGAAGCAGATCGGATAGCAGCCGGCGGCGGTGGTGGTGATGACGGCGTTCCAGCGGAGCTCAAGGGGAAGACTCCGGCGGAGATCGCTCGTTACTACCAGAACCGGGAGACGATGCTACGGGCTGAGCTAACACCGAAGCCTCCTCCACCGAAAAAGGACGAGCCACCTCCGGATCCCACCGCGGCTGAATTCTGGAATGATCCAGCCAAATCGACGCAGCGCATGATGGCGAAGGCGTTGACGAAAGAGGAGTTCGAACGTCTGGCCGGGAGTCTCCGCCCGTCGATGATTTGGGCGGCGAAGGAACAATGTAGGCAAACCCATGCGGACTTCGACCGCATCAAGGTCGAAATCGATCAGTTAATGAAGAACGTTCCCGAGTGGCAGCAGACCGACCCCGTCATGTGGGAAACAACATACACATATGCAAAAGGTCAAGCTCACGATCGGCTTGCGGCAGAGGACCGGGCGAAGCCACCTGTGCAGCAGACATCTGAACGTGTACAGCCAGGGAGTGTCAACGCACCTCCGGATGTCAACCTGAACACCGTTACTCTGCCCGGCCTGCTGCCGAAGCATACCGCCGCTCACGTCGCCGACAACCTTGGCGTCTCGCATGATCAATACCGCAAAGCGGCAAAAGAACTTGAAGGGGATGGACGCCTGCCCCTGACGTACGACACCCGGGGGAAGCGATGAGCACTAAGCCTCCAATTACACCAGTTTCCGCACCACCACAAGCTAAGTTAACCGACGATCAAAAGCGACAGCGTTTCGCCGAGATACGTCAACGCATGAGTAGGAGTCAAATCGAGGTAACCCCGCCTCCGGGCAAAGTAGGTTATTGGGCACCGTTGGACGACACACGGGAGATGGGCCGGCTCAGCTGGCTCGGATTCTCAATCGTTCACGACGACCCGAAGAACCGAGCTTGGCAGGCAAACGGCGCTAAAGAAGACGGAACCTACGTGATCGGAGACGTCATCCTGATGGAAATCGACAGGGAGACCTACGAATTCATCCAGGGTGAATACATCCAGACGCATGAAGCTATGCTCAAGAATACGAAGGCCACCTTCATCTCCGACGCTGAGGCCGCCGGGGTACCTGCGTTTGAAGTCGCCAAACGAGGCGCTTCTAGATAGGAGAGCAACTTGGCTGCTAGCAGCAACGTAGCTCGTCCGATCTACCCCTACCAGATTCGTAATAATGCGTCTGGCGTAGCTCAGGGAGATCGGAAGCTTGAAAAATCCGGACAAGCGTTCTTGCAGGGTACCCCCGTGCAAGTCGACGTCGCTGGTGCCACAGGGTTCCTCATCGCATGCCCTGCTATGACATCCGCGGCAACGGCGATCATCGCGGGATTCTCCCAAGAACAAGGTCATAACCTAGCTGTCTCTGGTGTCGGCAAGACCCTCACCACAGGACAAATTCCTCCCAACCAACCAGCTGCTGTTGTCCAGCCCATCGGCGCACCGATTAGTGACGGTACATGCGGTCTGTGGGTCGCCGACGACACGTCGCTGTTCATCGCTGTCTACGGTGACTCCACCACTGCTGCCAACGCTGTCCTAGCCCAAGTTCAGGTCAACTCCATCAGGGGCTTGGTCAAAGACGCTGGCAACAACTTCTGGTACGTCGCTAACGACATCACAACTACAGCGGCTGGCGCTTGCGTCGAAATCCTGTTCCTGGTCGACCCAATCGGCACCCTTAACGGACGCGTAGCAATTCGCGTCACGCACGCTGCTCAGCAGCAGAACACGTAAGGAGACTGAACACACATGGCTTCCACACGTGGTGCGTTTTCCCAACTGTTGGCCCCAGGCTTGTTCTCGGTCATCTATGAAGACCTCGAGATGCATCCGGAAGAGTACAGTCAACTGTTCAACATCTATCCTTCGGAACAAGCGTATGAGGAAGACCAACTTATCGCTGGTCTTGGTGCTGTTCCAACCAAGCCCGAAGGCACACCGATCTCCCTTGACGAACCGATTCAGGGCGGCAGCTTGCGTTACACGCATATTTCATATGGCTTGGGCTTTCAAGTCACACGTGAGATGTGGGATGACGACAAGTACGGGATCATGCGAAGGGTCAGTCAGGACTTTGCGGGGTCTATCCGGCAGACGGTCGAAGCGGCATTTGCCGGCGTCCTCATCAACGGCTTTACCACGACGACGACAATCGACGGAGCCGTCCTCTTTGCCAACGTTACGGGCGGCGGTCACCCTCTTTTGGGTGGTGGCTCCTATCCAAATCGTTCGGCTACCGATATCGCGTTCTCAGTGACAGGTCTCCAAGAGCTGACACTGCTGTTCGAAAAGATGGTCAACGAGCGTGGCTTGCTGAAGCGTACTATGCCAGAGCAAGTTTGGATCCCTCCCGACATCCAGTTCAAAGCGGGGGAGATCCTCCACAGCGCGTACAAGCCGTACACCGGCACGAACGAAATCAACGTGATGCAAGGGCGTTTCACCCCCTACGTCAACCACTTCCTTACGAACCCGACACAGTGGTTCATGACCGCCGCGAAGCGCGGCCACACGCTTAAGGGCTACTGGCGTACACAGCCGCAATTCGACAGCCAGGACGACTTCATGACCAAGGGCGCGTCATTTAGCGTCTTCTTCCGCTTTAGCGCCGGGGTCACATACTGGCACGGAGTCTGCGGCTCCAACGGAGCCTAACGTGCCTACACTACCTACCAACCTCGTTCCGAAGGGGGCCAACGTTCCAAACGGTTGGCCCTTCGACTCTTCGAAGTTCTGGTTTGACCCTACTCCGACAGCGTATCCAGACGGCGTCGTTTCCAGCGGGGTGATGCAATCAGCGATCTGCGTCATCCTGACTTCAGCTCAGCTGCTGAACTTGCAAAACGTCGCCGTGCAGTTGGTCAGCGCTCCGGGCTTGGTCGACAAGGGCTTCGGGTCTGCCTTGGCGCTGTTCCCCACGAATATGGTTCTGCAGTACCGATTCGGTGGCACAGCGTACACGGTTGCCGCTACCTCGGCGTTTCAAATCGAGTATAGCGGCCAGACCACCAACCTCATTTCGGCAGCTGCCACCGGGCTTGTTGACCAAGCTGTGAACGAAGTGGTCAACATCGGTGTACCAGCGGTATCCGGCAATTTGGCCCAAACAGTGGTTGCCAATTTGGGGTTGGAAGTAAAACTGGCAGGCACGACTCCGTCGCTGACTCTGGGCAACGGTACAGTTGCCCTGTTCCTACAGTTTGACATCATGGTGTTGCAGTAACGGAAGGGTGAATGTAAGATCAGAGGCTTACATTCACCTACCGCTTTAGAGGAGATATCATGCCACCACAGTTGAGTGCAAATCCGTTAAAAGTAGCTAGCGCGGATGCATTACCGGTGACTGTTCACCTGGGCTCGATGAAGGTCCGGCACATCGAGTGGTACAACTATGTCGCTGCTACAGCGGGTGCCGTCATCACGGATCAGAACGGTAACGACATCGCGCGGTTCGCCCCGGAGTCCGCGACGGACCTAGAGCTGAAGAAGACGGGCAACATCGGCTACGTTACCGGCCTGGTCGTAGTATCGATCTCAAGCGGTGAAGTCGCAATCTTTTTCGAATGAGGACTTATGCGGAGAATACTTCTCTTCCTAGCCCTATTGATGCCTTCGATCCTCTGTGCTCAGTCCACAGTAGTCTCCGGCACCGTAATCGACGGCGACGGTCAACACTGGTTCGCCGGAACATTCCAGGTGACATTTATTCCAAGTGTACCAGGGCAGTACACGTGGACTGGTGGACCGTTTGGCCCCGCACAACAGAACGTACAGGGGCTCCTGGATGGTACAGGGCATTATTCAGTTAGCCTGCCGTCCAACAACGCTTTGTCTCCGAGTGGTAGCCATTGGCAATTGACGGTTACATCAGCTACCAGACCTGCGTTGACCAGCACGCAGACGTTGTCCTTGGTCGGTGGAACTCTTACGGTGAACTTCACTCCTCCTCCGATCCGCTTTGGTGCAACGGTCGGTGGCATAGCGTATATATCAGGAGAGGTCAGCAGTGCGGTCATCGGTGATGTTATAAACTTCATCGCGGGTGCCGGTATCATGACTTGCTCAACAGTCGTTAGCGGTGCCTGCACTGTATGGACACCCGTTGGTGGTGGTGGTGGTGGCTCGTGCCCAAACGGCCTGGGGTTTACCATTCAAGTCACTAACGGTGCTGCTTGCGTTGGGGATAACAACTTTACCTGGGATGGAGACTCTCTCACAGCGCAGAGTCCAAATGGAACAGGTGATGACGAGCTATCTACCGGTCCGAACCTATTCAACAGGATTCTCATACGGCCTACCGATGTAAATTTAACCGCGGATGAATCTGGCGCTAATATAACTATTGAGGCGACGTCTGGGAGTATCACGTCGACTGCAGGGACAGAGACCCTGACGAGGACAGCTGGAGGGGATACACTCGGGAGTCCGACGGGTGGAGCCAAAGGCGCTGCAACGCTTAACGCTGTTGGACTGTTCGTCAACGGAGTCGCCGTCGGTACAACGACTGGAACCGTCACGAACGTATCTGGAACGGCAAATCAAATTGACGTGGCAACGCCGACGACGACACCTGTCCTATCACTGGACCCCACGCTATCTTTCCCTGGAACGTTTACTCAGTCTCACGTCGCTACGTTTTCCGCAAACGCCGCCGCATCTGCTCCTAGCGTCAATTTCACAGGTTTGGTCTTTGCTGGTAATGGAACTACCAGCACGCCGTCGGTCTACATC